GTTGCGCGTCTTGCTTCCGCAGCGGGACTACGGTCACGTCCCCGGTGGTCATGTTGATAATGCGCGAGGTCCGCTCGTCCGTCTCCGGTTCCCCAGTCCCAGAGGGCGATGGCGGCATCGTAGGGCGGCCGGTCTCACGCTCCACCACGGCCTGCACCTCGGCGTTGATGTCGGCCAGGATCGTCAGGAGCACCGAGTTGGCTGTCTTGTGCTCCCGGCAGTGGGCGCGGAACCGGGCGTACTCGGCGTCACCGAACGCGGCCCGCAACTGCTCCGCGATCAGCCCCAGCTTGGCGGCCTCCTCCATCTCGCCGCCCGTGGCCGCGACCCGGGCCAGCTCGGCCACTTCGAGGATCGAGAGGTCACCCTCGCAGCGGAACAGCTGCCCGTCGAGGCGGAACTCGAGCCCGGCCAGCGGGTTGGCCTCGCCCTCGGCCGGCGCCGAGGTGTACTCACGCATAGGAGCCTCCGGTGATGACTAGGAACGCAGCGGGGTCTGGAGGATGGCCCGGAACAGGCGCGACCCGGTGGCGGGCTTCTCCAGGCTGAATACGGTGGCGACGGTCGCGTTGGCCGCGCCCTTCTGGCGGACGATCTTCATCTGGCCTGTCATCAGGCATTGCCGCCAGATCCACCGCTCGGTGTGGTCCTCGGACTCATACCCGAGCATGGTGCGGACCTCTGTGCCCAGGTCCGGGGGCTCGACCGTGACGATCCCGGTCCCGGTGGTGATGACCCCGCCGTTCAGCGCGAGCTTGAGGTTGGTCGCGGTCATCTGGGACAGGTTGAAGGTCACCGAGGAGGTGCGCCCGGTCGGCGCGTTGCTGATCGGGTCGAGTTCCTCGGCCACGTTCACGGCGGCGGTGTTGAGCTGGTAGTCGAACTCGGAGCCCACGTCGGTGTAGCCGAGCGCGACCCACCCGGCGTCTACGGCGGCCCAGGTGGTCACAAGGTCGGCGGGCTCGATCCGGCCCAGGGCGCCCGCGTACAGGTAGCCCGGCCCGAGCGCCAGCGCAGTTGGGTTGCCCCTAGCCATCTAGCTCACTCCTCTGGTTCGTGCACGAGCGCAGCCCATTCGGGGTGGCGCTGGATGTCGGCAGGCGGCACGAGGCTGCCTGCGGCGTAGGCCCGCGCCGGCATGGCACCGGACTCCGGGTCGTAGATGAACAGGTCCTCGCCGGCGACGTAGGCGAACGGCTCAGACTTCACGGCCTGGGCCTCCTCGTGGCGTTCGCGGGCCTGCCTGCGGCGCGGATGCTCCTCCTCCTGCGCGGCTGGCTGCTGCTTCTCCTCGGCTGCCATCAGACGCTCGGGTAGATGAAGGACCCGGCCGTGACCGAGGTCGTGGACGAGTAGGTGACGTTCACGTTGCCGTTGGAGTCCCCGAACGGGTTTTGCGGGAACGGCCCGTAGGTCACGTCCCCGGTCGTCGCGGGCACGGCCGGGGCGAGCGCGAGCGGGGCGACGGTCGTGCCCTGCGGCCCGCCGCCGGCAGCCGGGTTGACGGTCACGGTGACCGGGGAGGCCCCGGTGTTCTTGACCCGGAAATAGACGTTGCCGCCGGACGGGAACGTGTCCGCGACGGTCACGGCGGTCAGCGCGGCGGCGTTGTTCACCCCGGCTGCACGGCTGCAAGCGGTGGGCGTGAATGCGGTCATGCTTCACTCCTCAGTACGAAGTCGGCGCCCACCTGGAAGCAGTACGCCTCGCCAGAGTCGGCAGGCAGGGGCACCGCTGACGGGCCGGTCAGGTTGTCGGACACCAGCACGGTCACGCCCGTGTCCCCGCAAGGCTCGGGGAGCCCGCTCAGGCTCATCCACGCGGTGGCCAGCGCGGTCGCTGCCTGCTCGGCCAGCGGCGCGGTGCCCGCGTAGCAGAGGGCCTGGACGCGGGCCAGGGACGGGTCCGGGTCCTCCGCGACCATCCGCGTGGCCGGGGCGGCCTGCCGCACCATCACCGCGTAGGCACCGGACGCGGGGGACCGCTGCGACCGCAGGTAGGCACCGCCCGACAGCGGCCCGCCGTTGCTGACGAGATCCTGCCGGGTGTTGACCCAGGCCCGGATCGCGGTCTCCGCGTTGGCGCTCATGCAGCAATCAGCGTCCCCCCGCGCACCGTCGCGACTGCCCGCTCCACGAAGTTGTTAGGCGCCGTGCCCGGGTGGTTGACGACCGGGCCGAACACCTGCCCGGTGGCGCGGTTCCGCAGCGGCCATGGCCCCGTCGAGCGGATCACATGCGGGCCGGTGCCCTCGATCACGAACTTGGCGTAGTCGGCGGTCGGCCCGACGATGATCGCGCCATCCGGCATGCGGAAGGCGTGGATGCTGTTGCGCAGGTACCCGGACGGGCGCAGCGGCAGGTCTCCCTGGTAGCGGGTCCGCGACACGTCAGGCCCGGACGGGCGGGCGATGGGACGGCCCCGGTGCGCCGGCCCCGCCGAGCGGCCGAGCGGCACCGGGTAGGCATACACCGCCTGCACCGGGGACACCGGGCACTCTGCCTTCATCGCGCCGAGGAGCAGGGCAGCGATCCGGTCCATGGCCGACCGGACCACCGGGCTGGATTCGGTCCACAGCTTGACCGCCACGGGGTCCTCGACCATGTAGACGCTACCCACCGGGGATCACCTGGCCCTCGATGATGAGCTGGCGCATGATCTCGGTGAGGAGGGCCTGGTTGCGTCCGCCCAGCTCATGCCACGGCGCGGGCAGGAGCCGCACGCCGAAGTCGTAGCTCAGCCGGTCGGCCGTGGAGGTGAACGCGCGGGCCAGCCGGTCGGCGTCCTCCGCGAATACCTGCCCGGCCTTGCCGGGGAAACCCGCCGCGTCGGCCCTGGCCGTGTCCGTGCCCACTGCTCACCTCCTCAAAGGTCGATGTCCGCCCACAGCGGCGGGTCCGGGGCCTGCCACACCGGGTAGGGCTCGATGGCACCCGCCCCGGCGATGGCGAGGGCCTGGAGCAGCGACGCCAGCGCGTCCTTGGCCCGGGTGTCGAGCATCGCCGCGGTGCGTATGTCAGCGTCCCGGTTCGGGTAGGCCATCTCGATATCCGAGGCGGCGCGGAACGCGGCAGCCGTCCGCGCCTGGACGGCGATCTGGTCGGACGCGGGCGGGCTGGCCGGCAGCTCCCCGGCTTCCCCGACGACCCAGCCCACGGCGGCGTCGATGAACCCCTGCGCCTGGGCGTCGTTCGGGGTGGTGTTCGGGGTGAACGTGCCCAGCAGCACATCAGACCCGGGCGTGAGCGTGTCCCTGGTCCGGGTCGGGATCTTCTGCCCGACCTCGGCCAGTGTCGGCGCCCACACCTCGGGCATCGCTCAGCTACCTGTCCCCGGCCGGGTACGGCCGTGAGAGCCGGCTGCCCGGCCATGCCCCCCTGGGGGCCCGGCCTTGGACTCCCCGGCCGGTCCTGGCTCGTCTGCCGTTTCCTTCCCGGCAACGGCAGGTTCGTCCTCCCCGGCAGCGGCAGCCTTGCCTGCCTCCCCGGCTGCGGCAGGCTCCCCGGCCGCCTCCTCGGCCCTGGTGACCGCGCGGGCCTGGGCCTTCGGGATCGGCTCGATCAGCCCCAGGGTGAGGTGATGCTCCAGGGCGGCCGGCTCGACGTCAAGCGGCACCGGAGCCCCTGCATGCAGGCCCCGGATCTGCATGCCGTCCGGGGTCATCGTCTTGACCGTGATATACGGCGCCACGACCCGGTACCTGTCCGGCTCGGTGACCATAGCTCGTTCTCCTCCCTCGGGGCCGTCCAGGACGGGCGGCATCGCCGGGTAGCTGTACGGCACCGTCAGGCCGTGGCGATGTAAACCGCCGACCCGGGCTCCTGCACGATCGGGACCGTCTTGCGGCGGCCCTGGAGGTCCCAGGCGTCGTTGGCGTCCAGGCGCAGCGACTTGACCTGCACGGCAAGGTCGGCCATCGCGTAGCCGGGCGCGTCATCCATCTCGTCGGCCATCCCGCCCAGTTGCGTGGAGTCCAGCACGTAGGGATGGGTGACGATCTGCACCGAGGGCGACACGACGATGGTCAGCCCGGCGATGATCTCGATCGTGCCGGTGTAGATCGGGTTGTCCGTGGTCTCGCGGCGCAGCGCGTTGGTGATGTTGGTGTCGGACATCATGTACGCGTACCGGGTGTCATCGACGGCCACGGTGTCGGGCTTGTACCCCAGGTTCATCGCGTAGATCGATGCCTTGCCCAGCAGGATGTCCTGGAAGATCGTCCGCGTCGCGGCGGTCGCCCAGGCGACGGTGGCCGTGGTGTGGTTGCTCACGGCCGACGCGATAGCCGACATGGCCGTGCCGTCCACCTGCTGGATCACCGAGTTGACGACCTTCCGCAGGCAGCGGTCGATGGTCGCGCCCGCATACACGTTCCGGGCGATCTCCTCATCGGTGACCCGGACCTTCTGGCCCCACTTCGACACCGAGGAGATCCCGGCCGTGCCGGTCGGCATGTTGGCGAACGGGTATTCCGCGCCCGGGCCCACGGCCTCCACCGAGCGGTCGGTCACGAACGGCTCCGACAGCTCGTACAGCGCGGCGCCGCCGCTGGTGCGGAACCGCTGCGTCAAGAGCTGGTCGGCCACGAACCGCAGGTCGTGGTAGTCCCGCAGCCGGCGCCGGATCTGCGTCGGTGATTGCAGGAACCGGCTAATGGTTTCGAGGTCACCCGACAAGGTGGGTGGCGGCGCCGGGTACGAACCTGGCATCTGGTCTCACTCCTTTGCTTTCCCTTGACGGGTCCTGTTGTGCTGCGGCAGCCTGCGGTCAGGCGCCGATGAACTGGGCCTTGGGCGGCGTGCCGCCCCCGGTTCCGCCCCTGGTGCAGATCCCCAGCAGCGTGCCCGCTGCGGCGACGGTGGCCAGCGCCCCGGTGTTGATCAGCCCGGTCGTGCCGGCGATCACCGGGTTGCCTGCCGTCAGGGCCACCGCCCCCTGCGGGGCGATCTCATGGATCACCCCCGGCAGCGGCCATACGGTGACCCGGCCGCCGCTGGCGGCATCATGGGCGGCGACACCCACCGAGCGGTCCCCGGCCGTGGACGGCGACACGGCGTTGTCCCCGGTGATCGTCACCAGGGTGCCCCCGGTGATCGCCGCCCCGGCGGTCTTGGTAAACGGCAGCATGTCAGCCGCGTTGACGGGCTGGTAGTCAGGCACGGTTTCCTCCTCAGACTCCGATCCATTGGAGCTTGGCGCCGGACGCCGCGCCCTTTGTGCAGATGCCGACCAGGGTTCCCGCGGCGGCGACAGTGCCCAGCAGGCCGGTGTCCACCCCCGCCGAGGCCCCTGCCGTGATCGGCGCGCCGGCCGTGACGGCCCCGGCATTGTTGTTCACCGACTCGTGGATGACGCCGGGCAGCGGCCACACCGTCACCCGGCCCCCCGAGGGCGCGTCATGGGCGGCCACTGACGTGGCCCGCTGGGTGTTGGCCGTGACCGGGGACACCACGCTGTCGGCTGTCGGCAGGAGAAGCTGGCCGCCCGTGATCGCCGCCCCGGCAGTCCTGGTCTTGGGCAGCGTGTTGGTCGGGTTCACCGGCTGGTAGTCGGGCATGGTGTCCGGCTCCTCTCAGACGAGCATCATCCAGCGGCACTTCTGGTTATCCGCTGCGGAGGTGAGCGCCACGCCGATGACCGACCGGGCGGCTGTGAGGTCCGCGACCGTGGCACCCGCCGAGTACACGGCGGGCTCGGTGCCGGGCGTCGAGGCAGGGACCAGGGTGCGGACCTGCCTGCCAGTGTTAGTGGCCGTGCAGATCTGGTCGCCTGCCGTGATCGCCCCGTCTGCCAGCGACTCGTGCACCGGCCCCCGGCAGTACAGCGACACCCTGGCGCCGGTCGCCTGGTCGGATGCGGCACAGCCGACGAAGTTGGAATACGGGGTCGCTGACGGCGTGATCGGGCTGACCGTGTTGTTGCCCGTGACCACGAGGAGATCACCGCCCTTGACCGCAGCCCCAGCGGTCAGGGTGATGATCTCGCCCTCGATGAAGACGGGCGTATAGTCGCCCATCGCTACTCAGCGGCGTGACGCTCGAAGGCAGGCGGGAAGATCGACCTGTATTCCTGGTCGAGCAACTCGTCTTGCGGGCCGCCCGGCAGGCCGATATCCTCCACCGGCACCGCGCCCGGCGTCAGCCCCGCGAGGACCGTGCGCGTACCCTCCGGGTCGGCCTGCCACAGCCGCTCCCAGTGCGCCTTGCGGGACAGCGGGAACTTGCCCGCCCGGATCGCGGCGGCGATCTCCGAGTCCCGCGCGGTGAGTAGCTGCTGCTCGCGGGCCACCTCACCCTGCCGGATACGCCGCTGCGTGGCTTCCCAGACATCCTTGTCGATGGCGATCACGCCCTCCGGGAGCTTCGCCGCGACCGTGCCCCCCTCGGCCTGCTCGGCCAGCGCGGCCATGATCTGCTCGGCGGTGATCTCGTCCTCGTCGCCCAGCCCCAGGCGGTCGCGCAGGGCCTTGATCTGCTCGTCCGAGAAATCCATCTCGGCCGCTCCTCTCGTCTGCCCGGAGCCCTTGGCCTGGGCGTGGTGGTTATGCGTGGCCGATCCGGCCTCGTGGGTGTGCTCATGGGTGTGGGTGGCGTCACCGCCCTGCGTGCCGAACGCCGAGTGGGCATGGGAGTGGGTCACGTTCTGGTCGGCGTTGACGCCATGCCGGGCGCTGATCCGCCTCGACGCGCCGACCTCCTCATGCCCGCCGTCCGGCTCCTGCTGCGACCCGCCGTCATCGTCCTGGTCGGGGTCATCGATGCCCAGCGCATCCATGATCTCCTCGCTGATCTGCTCGGCCGCGGTGAGCAGGTCCAGGGCTTGCGCCACGTCAGACGGCAGCCCGGAACGGTCAGCCGCCGAGGTCAGCCCGGCAGCCTGGTCAAGCGTGGCATCCAGCGACGCGATCATGGTCTGCACGTCGTCATCGCCCGTGGATGCGGCGGCGATCAGCTCGCGCACCTCGCGCAGCCAGCCCAGCGAGGCCGCCGCTGACGGCCCGTTATAGTCCGGGGGTTCCTTGCCCAGCGACCGCAGGTGGGCGGCCAGGTGGTTGTACGCCTTCTTGCAGTCGGCGGCGGACACGCCCTTGAGACCGCCCCGGCCGCCGTTGATCGCGCCGATGGCCGCGCTGCACCCGTCCGCGTTCGGGCCGCCCACCGTGCCATCCGACCCGCAGTCGTGGTGGGGGAGCTTGGAATCCGACTTGGTGTCGGCGGGCAGGGCGTACATCTTGTTGATCGCGGACTGGGACGGGTCGGTGCCCATGTTCTTCTGCGCCATCCCGCCGTCCCACGCGGCGGCGACACCCGCCCGCGAGTCCGCGGCACTGGCGAACGTGACCACCTTGCGCGCGGCAGCGGTCTTGGCCGGCACGTCCTGGTACTCCACGACGACCTGCACCGGGTCCCCGAACGTGATGTCCCCGCCCTTGATCGTCACCGGCACCCGGTAAATGTTGTTCGTCGCCTCATCGGCCACGATCAGCATCGGCGGGTCAAGCTGCATCTCGGTGATCCACATCGCGAAGCTGGTGGACGGCTGCTCGTAGTAGGCGCGGCGCACGTCCTCGGTGGTGATGCCAGCGGCCATGATCATGCCAGCCATCGGGTCTCCGCTTCTCAAGTGCCACGCCCGCGAGGACTTCTGCCCGGTCGCGGTGACGCCGTAAAGCGCGGCCACATCGTCCAGACCGTTAAGGACCCCGACCCCCGGAGGCGTCACCCCGAGGAGGGCCAGGGCGGTGATCACGAACGGATGTGTATGCCCGATCTGACAGACCAGATCATACGCACCTTCGATGGATCTTTGCGGGTAGGCGCTCGGGAGAATGTCCCCGAGCCATCCCGGCATCCCGGCCAGGTCACCCGTGATCTTGTTTCCCTCGGCGGCCAGCGACATGTTCACGACATGGCCGATGGCGGGCTCGCCGTCACCCGGCGCGAACCGCTTGTCGGTGTGACCGATCTTGATGATCGGGTCTCCCACGGCCGGGCACGACGCCGCGTCCACCGCCGCCGCCAGGTCATCGGTGGTGAACGTCGTTTCCCCCGTGGACAGCTTCCACGTCCCGGCCGCCAGGATGTCCACCCCGGGCAGGGTCACCAGCGCCGGCACGGTCACCACGTCAGGGTCAGCCGCCACTGTCGCCCTCGCCCTCGCCGGGGAAGATCCCCGGGGGAAGGGAACCGCCGCCCTCGCCCCAGAGCGCGACGACGGTCCCCCGGCAGCGCATCCCGCCCTCGCAGTCGATGTAACCCCCGGACGGGTAGGCTGCCTCGGCATCCTCCAGGGAGCCGAGCGTCGCCCCGTCGATGGCCTGGCACGGGTCACAGGTGTTGCGGTCCAGGATCTCCGAGGCGTAGTAGACTGCCTGGCCCTCCGACTCCGGGGCAGCGTCCAGCACCGCGACGCGGCCCGTGTTCTGCGCGGCGGTCATCGCCGCGCCGAGCTGGTCGGCCAGCGGCGTGTCCGACAGGCCCGCGAGGAACGAGTCGATCTGGTCGCCGCTGGCCATCGCATCATCCATCAGCGACGCCGCGACCTGCAGCGCCTTCCCGCCTGCCTGCTGGCACAGGTAGGACGCGGCGAGCGCGGCACGGGCCTCCGCGATCTTCCCGAGCTTGGCCGTGTCGATCCTCACCTTGTCCCAGGAGATGGTGACGCCCTGCGACCCGGCCTCGCTGATCATCCGCGAGGCGGCCTGGTCAGCGGCAGCGGTCATGGCGGCGGCGATCAGGGCCGCGCCGACGTCGGAGGAGGTGGACAGCGACGCGAGCGCGGCGGTCCGGCCGTGCCCGACTGCGGCGATCACCTGATCCACGATGTCCTTGCGCTGCGCGGCGACGACCGCCCGGTACGAGCCGAGCAGCCCATCGACGTGGGCCTGCCAGTCCCGCTGCCGGGTTACCGGGTCGGTGCCGGCGGCGATCTCTACCCGGCTCGGGTTGCGGCGCAGCGGCGGCGCCGCAGCCGCAGGCCGCCTGCGGCCACGCGCGGCCGGGCCGGGCGGCGCAGGCACGCTGCCCGGAGCTGCAGGAGGCCCGGACGGGTGGACGCCCTCCGGGCAGCGTGCCTGCGC